TCACTGCCTAGCTCGTAGAGCACCTTGGCCGGGTCCTCGGTTTCGAGAATGAGGTCCAGCACTTCACGCTGCATGGCGCCGACCGACTGGAGGTTTTTCACCGCGCCGTCAAAGTCGTCGGCGAACGTTTCCTTGCCCTTCGCGTAAGCAGCATTGCACTTCGCGTCGAAGGCCTCGGCTGCTTGCTGGGCACGCGTCGCGGCTTCACGGCGGCTGGCTTCCGCCGCTACTGCAGCATCGAACTCCGCCTGCGACTTGTAACCGCCATCTGGTGCATTGGCGCGAGCGGCAGCATCGTCAGCGGCATTCGGGGTTGCCGGGGCTGCAGCACGGGCTTTCTCTGCTGCCTCATAGGCAGCAAGCTTGTCCTCGGCGGCCTTGGCCCGTCGCTTGGCATCACGGGCCTCGAACGACGATTCCGCCAGCGTCTTCTCTGCCCACTCCGGGAGCTTCGGCGGTTTCTTGCTGGGCTCGCCGGTCGGCTCGGTTGCTGTCGCTGCGGCGCTGGCGTCAGCGGCGGGAGCCGGATCGCCAGCGGGAGGCGCTGGCTTGGCGGACGCATCGGTGGCGGTCACAACCTCGACGGGAACATTATCACTCGGATGAGGCGCGGGAGCGCCATCGGCGGGGGCGGCCGCCGTAGCCTGGTCTTCAGCCATTCAGTCCTCTTGGGATATCGGGGAACCGCCCCGTTCGGTCTCCGGCTTTTCGCCGCCGGGTCAGCGCTTGCCGATCGTCCTCGGGGACGTCTCGACGCAGATGCTTTCAAGGTCTTTGATCTTGGCCTTGCGGGCCTTTTCGACGTCGCCCATCAGCGACTTGTCCTGCTTGATGCGCTCGGCTTCGGAGAGCGTGCGCAGCGCATCCTCGGCACGCCATTTGCGCTCTCGCTCAGCGCTGGCGGGCGACATCTCGGCGACCTCGACGACGGGGCCGGAGGATTTCTTGGCAGGCTTGGCTTTCGTCGCCATCAGTGTGTCCTCCGGGAGCGCTCGACCTTCACCGGATCGGGCTTGCGTTTCAGCTTCTTGTTGGCCTTGGCGTCGATCTTGGCCTCTTCGGCCTTCGACATGCGGCCGGCGTTCACTGCCTGCGATGCTCGAGCTTTTGCATTGGCGGCATGAGCGCGGTCGGGCATCGGATACGCCCGCTTGCCGGGCTCGCCGAAGTCCGACTTAGGCAGCTTCTTGCGCTGCTTGGTGGAGAGCTTGGCCACGACGGTCTCCTATGCTGGAATGCGATATCCCGACGCTCGCGGGCGCCTTGGCGGCTGCGGCATCAGGTAGCTGGCAACGAGGCTGTCGGGCCAAACCGAACCGTCCGAGGTGTCTTCGTAAACCACAGTTCCGTTCGGCAGCGGGCGGGAGGTGAGCGCCGGCTGATATGCACCAACGAACGCCGTAAACTCATCAGCGGAGACCGCCTTGAGGCTGCGCATCAGTTGAGCCTCACAATCGACGGCGCGACCTGTTCCGCGTCCGTCATTGCCCCGCGCTCTTCGAGCAGCGCGTCATAAATCGCGTCCTTGTCCTCTTGCGAGCGGCCTGGATCGCTGAGCATGCCGGCGAGGGTCTTCCGAGCGATCGGCACAAAGTCACGCCAGTAGGTGTTCACGAACTCCCGCTGATTGCGGGCCTTGATGCGAAACAGCGTGCTGCGCTCGACGCGGCCGTCATGGAACATGTCCTGCCCGTCGAAGAAGGCGCCTGCCATTTCCTTGGCGGTGTGCTTAACGAGCTTCGATGTGCGGCCATGAACCGATCGGCCAGAGGACACGATTTCCATCAGCCGTTCCACTTCATGGTTCGAGGAATTGTCGAGCGAACGATGATCGTCGCGAACCGGCAATCCTTCATCATGTCGTGGCCACGCCTGACCACGACCTCGCCGGGCATCTCATTGAGAGCTTCCCAGTCGGCCCACATCTCGAGTTTGGTGTTCCTGATCTCGCGAGCGCTCGGATTGTCGAGAGTTATCGAGACCGGATCACCGCGCATCATGCGCCGACAGTGGCTCGCGCTCCGAGGCGCGCCATAAATTCTGGAGAGACTTCGATCGTCTCAATCAATACCGGACGCCCCGCGGCGCGGGCGCGGCGATTGTATCGTGCCCACACTGGCCTCGCGATCAACACAAGTGGATCGCCGCTGTGAAGGTTGGCCACCGCCCAATCCCTTGAGCTTCGCCACACGCCGTCGAACCGAACGTGCTGCCTCACTGGGGCGCACCCATCAACTGCGGCTGCATGGGCTGTGCCATCGGCTGAGGCGCAAGGGGCTGCGGCTGAGCTTCCATGCCCTGTACCGTGCTGGCGATCAGCGGCTCTTCATCCTGCCTTGTAACGATCGGGCCGGCATTGCCAATGACCTGCAACCGCTTCGACATGGCTTCGAACGCCTTGACCGAAGCCTCGAAGGCACGAATGTTGGCGTCCGCACTCTTGTCTGCCAGCTTCTGGTTAAGCTCGGCCACCAGTTGCGTGAGCTGCCCGATGTGGGCCTGCATCTGCTGATCCTGCGGCGACATCTGATCGGACAGCGCTTGCGGCGGGGCCATGCGGCGAAGCCGCTGCGCGATCTCGTCGGCGCCCGGAAAGTCGGCGTTCTGGAATAGCAGGTCGCCAACGATCGGGATGAGGTTCGGCGACTGGGTAAGGATTTGAACGATGGCGTTCCAGGCTTCCTGACGGCGCGTCGCGTAGCTCGGGCCAATATCGACCTCAACCGCGAACTCCCCAACGTTGGGGTTGAAGATGATCTGGACTTCCTTGCGGTCCTGATCCTCTTTTCGTTGAACGGCTTCTTGAGCTTGCGGGTCGATGATAATGTTCTTCATCATCCCATCGTCGCCGCGGATGCGCATGATGCGCGTCGTGTCCAGAATCTTCGGGATCAGGTCCACGACGATGCGGCCAACCTGGCGGACCATGATCGCGTGGTTGTCGACAAAATGGTAAGTCGCGTTGTCGCCCTGCCGCTGGCGCTCGGCGATGGCCTTCCCGGACTTGGCGTTCTCGTTCTCGCCCATCTGGGACTGATACTGGCCCGAGGCCATCATCAATTCCTGCTGGGCAACCTCCATCCCCTTGAGAAAGACTGCCGACATCTGCGGCGGCTGGACGCGCTGAGGAGCGGCAATCTCTGCCCCGGCATCATCACGGTGCTTGTACGGCAGGAAGCCGAGGTTCTGGAGGTTCGCCGAGGCGTAGTATTCCTCATACCCTTCAAACGCTTCAGCGGGCCCGATGAACGGAATTTTGGTCTGCAGCGCGCCGAACTCCACCTCTGCCGAGGTATTGTAGTTGTACATGCGCTGGGCATCTTTGAGGTAGCGGACGTGCCCCTTGAGGTCTAACTGGCCCTCGATGATCACCTCTTCGCCGAAGCACGGAACCAGCGGAATCCACTTGCCGAGCCAGTCGTAGCGATCGATGATTTTGTGCCCGGCAATCTTGACGCACTCGACGGTCACGATGTCGCTGTCACGTTCCCGATAGTCCCAAGCCGGGTTGCGCTTGATCTCCTTGATCAGGTCGGCGCTGATGGCATCCTTGCGAGCGGATCGGCGCTCCCCGGTATTCGGATCAATCACCGAGACCAGCACGACCTTCTCGTGCTTTTTCCGCCAGTAGTTGGCGACGCGGACGTGATCGCGGGTGAGCCACGTATCGTAGCCGGCCCCCGAAGTCAGTGGTGACGCGTTCAGCGCATCCTCATGGCCCGGGAAGTCGCGCTTGAACTTCTCGATCGACATGTCATCGAACTCGAAGGCGTACTCCGAATCCGACTTGTCGGCCTCCTGAGCATCGGGGTCCATGTAGATGGTCAGAGGATCGCGGACGCCGCCAATCCTGATATCCTGGTCGAAGCCTTCGGGGCTCGCGTATTCCGTGTACACCCTGCAGAAGCCGAGACCGCCGAACACCTGGTTCTCGCTGGCCTTGTCATAGGCCTGCTGCGCGCGCGACATGTACTCGATGTGGCGAACCACATCCTCGAACACCTGAGCGGCCTCGTAGGTCGCCTCATTGGTGGTCGGATGGACGACGATGCCGGGCTTGTTCTGCTTGGCGTCGTTGATGATCTGGAGGCAGTGGATACGCGTCTTGTTGACCGTCAGCGTCGGCTTCTGGTCGAGCTCGCGCGTGGTCAGCAGCGCGTCAGGCCATTGTGCCTGATTGTCGGCATCGCCATGGCCAAAGCGGTAGTCATCACGCCACATCTGGTAGGCATGCGAGAAATAGCCCTCGCAATACTCCCAGCGTTCATTGGCCTCTTTGAGGAGCTTTTCGTCGTCGGAAAGACGGGGCTTGTCGATCATCGACCCATCCATCCTTGAGCGCCCATGCCACCAGGCGGCCGAAGCTTTGGAGCCACCAGGCCGGGCTTCTTCTCGGCGAGGAGTGCCGGGAACAAATCCGAGATCGCCCACACCATTGCATCGGCCCGGTCAGGGGAACGATCGCCCGTGTAGCCAGCCGATGAGAACGCGAGCAGTTGATCCTCGAGCCGGGGGAAGCGGCCGAAGTGCCGGACCTTCCCTTGCGCATAGAGCGTTGCGATCGGCTCGGCGCGGACGTGCTTGCCGCGAGAGGCCTTGACCTCACGAAAGGGAATGTGAGCCCCCCTCGCCCGGATCACTTCCTTGACCATCGCACCGCCGTAGTTGGTCTCGGCTACGATGGCATCGGCGCCCCAGCGCTCGTAAGCGGAGACTGCGATAGCAGCCCATCCTTTGTCGCCGCCCGGGCCATGACGCCCGCTTAGGTCCTCGAGGACGTAGGCAATGCTGTCTTCGCCCAGCCCTGCAACGATGACCCCAACCTCATCGGAGCGCTTGTCCTCATCGCCGGACGAACCGGAGGGATCGATCGCGATGACGATGCGCTTGAAATCAGGACGAGCTTCGGCGCGATGCTGGTCCAGAAGCTCGATGGTCCAGAGAGCTCCGTCGATTTCCTCGATGTACTCGCCTTCAAAGAAGCGCTTGCGCTGCTTGGTCGGGAGATTTCGAAGGCTCTCCAGGAACTCCTCAGACAGATTGTCGGCGTTTTCCTCTGGGCTAATAAAGGCCCGCTGGTAGTTGTCCGGATCGCTTAGCGCGATGCCGGAAATCGGGTCGACGTGACGTCCGAACTCAAGGTTCGTCCAATGGTTCGCGCCGCCCGGATTGAGGTCGTAGTAGGCGCGCTGTTTAAGCCCTTCGACCTGCTGCGCAAGGCGGGTTCTGGCGACCACAACCGAGGCGTAGGGGATCTGCGAGCACTCGTTGAGATAGAGAGTCGCGTACTCTTGCCCCAATATCTTCTCGACCCTATCCTTGTCGTCGAGGCCGCCTATCCAGATTTGCGACTTGTTCGGCAGCTCGAAGAAGCCATCCTGCCGATGCTCGGTAAGCCCGACTTCGGGGTAGCAGACCGACATGACCTTCGGCAGCGTATCGAGGGCGATGGAGGACCGCGCCGCGTTGGCCCGAAACCGCAGGATGGCGTGCCTCGATCCTTCCCCACGAAGAGCTCGCGTCACAACGGCGCGCGTAAGCAGGAACGTCTTGCCGGAGCGCGCGCCGCCAGCGAGCAGTGTGTGCCGCTGTGGGCCGGTCAGAAGCGCTGTTGCCCGCTGCTGCCCAGGATTGGGCTTATAGCTCGGCATCGGACGACGAGATTACGATCTGCAGCGGGCCGCCGTCCTTGCCGCTGTGCTCGACCGTGGCTAGGCGCGGATGGACGTATGGAGCCGACTTCTCAGCCGCCCACATGCGGTCCTTGGGGTCCGCGCCCTCATCGCGGAGGACGGTCAGCATGTAGTCTAGCGGTGTGAGGCCGGACGCTGCGACTGCAGCCGCCTTAACGGCCGACGCTTTGTTTGGCGTACCTCGTTGCCGACCGCCAGTCTTCTTGCCGACAGCCATCTACTTCATCTACTCGCGATCTAGTTTAGAGCGACAGATGCGTCCGGGACGGCGCGATAGAACGCCATGTCCAAGGCCAGAGCGGTATCCGCACGCCGGAACAGTTCGTTGCTTTCCATGAACAGGCGCACAGCCTCACGGGTGATCTGCGCCGTCGAGAGCAGTGTTTTCCCGGGCACCGGTACTCTGCCTTCGACCATGGCTTCCACGGCGGTCGCCGCTTCTGAGGGGGCGACAATCTTCATCAATGATGAAGCCCGAACAATCGCAGGCGCCGCCAGGGTTGCGCCGAGGCCAAGAAGAAACCTTCGGCGAGTACCGATGAATGCGGGCATCAGTCGATCCTCGCGAGATACAGCTTTGCCCAAGCGATGACGAGCAGAACAACCGCGCCGCCGATGAAGGCCAGCGCGGTCATGTGGTCAGTACGGCAGCGCCATCGGGCCGAGGTTGACCGTGTAGGTCGTCGGCGGAGTAATGGCGGCGCTGGTGCCGAACGTGCCGGTAGCCGAACCAGTGGTCAGATTGGAGACCGGAGTGTCGAGCACAGCGAACTTGGCCGTGGTGCCGTTGGACTGGACCGCCACGAAGTAGTTGCCCGGGGCGACGGTAACAGCCGCCGTAAAGGCGATCTGCTGCCAGTTGTTGGCAGTGCCGGCTGTCGTGCCGGAGAGCGTCGAAGTGGCAACGAGGTTGCCAAGGCTGTCATGCAGCTCGACAATCCAGTTGTCGGTGCCGCCGGTGCCGCCAACGAGAACGGAGATACCGGTGAGGGTCTTCTGCGAGCCGATGACGATCGAGCGGTAGTAGCGGGTGCCGTTGACGGTCGTCTTGTCGATGCTCGAGCCGAACTGGCGGAGCATGATGGCCAGTTCCTGCAGCGAGGACATTGCGTCCTGCGGCGCAGCACCGGCAGCGGTGTTCGTATCGACGTAGGCGGTTTCGGCGCCGCTCGGCTGAGCGAGCTGCGGCAAACCATTGGTGATCAAGCCAGGCATTCAGGGAATCCTTTCGGGGAAAGCGATGGGGTTTGGAGGATCAAGCGCTGAGGTTGCGGTACCACTTGCCCGCGACCGGGCACGAATAGGTCGCTGCCTTGCCGGCAGCCTGCGCAACGCCCGTGGCGGTGGCGACGTCGTTGATGGTGTCCGTGCCGGAGCCGAACACCTGCATGGAGTTGGCTGCATCGTCATTGACGAGTTGAACCACCATGCCAGCAACGGAAACGGGAAGCTTCACGCTGTCAGCCGCCGTGCCAACCGTTGCCACCCGGTTGAC